AGACACCACCCCAGAGGTATAGTTAAGAGTATGACGGACGAGGAGAAAAGAATCCGGCAACGAGGCTACTGCAAAACCTACTACCAAAAGAATAAGGAGCGCATTAAAGCCAAACGACAAGGCAACACCGCATGGCTCGCCCTTGAACAAGCCGAACGAGAATGGAAAAACACACACCCATAAAAGATTACCTACCATGAAGAAACCTTACATTCTCTGGACTTCGCGCGAAATAGTCCGGATTCCGGGCGGAAAGAAGATCGTGAAGGTCCGACACACCCTTTAAACCAACCCTCTTAATACACATCTCTATGGAATTCTTTGAAACGATCGGACATGTGATTGGTTGGGTTATAGCTATCCCATTCGTGATAGTCCGAGAAGCCGGTCAGGTATTACTAGAGCTTATATAAAATCTGTATGAAGTGTATACACCCTCACCAGTACGAATGGGCAGGAACCGGCGATGAGCCGTGCAATGCGCCCGCAGATTACTACATTCGAGGAAACAGCCTCTGCGAAAAGCATGCAGAGCTAACCACCCCCTAGAACAACATAGAAATTTACATTCTCTCTTATGGACCCGATACACGTAACACCAAACGACGACCTGCAAGAACACACGATTGATTCTTTTTGCTCCTGCAAACCGAATGTGATAACAGGCGATATGTACCCACTCGACGACGGAACATGGGTAGAAAACGTATACGGCAGACCAATATACGTGCATAACGCATGGGACGGGCGCGAAAGTAAACCAGAGATACCCACCCCACCTAAACAGAACTAAAAGAACTTATGTTGATTACTCGCCAATGGGCTATGCCGAATAAGTGGACCTTCACTGTCCTTCCGATTAAGAAGTTGCTTGCCGAGGAAGTGGGGGAAGGTGTCTGGGCCGACCCGTTCGCAGGAGAAAATAGCCCTGCCTCGATAACCAACGACTTGCGCGAGAACATGCCTACAACGCACCACATGGACGCTCTCGCCTTCCTAAAGAGTCTTGAAGACGAATCATGCGATGGTGTCCTATTCGACCCGCCTTACTCGATTTCGCAGGCAAAAGAATGCTACGAAGGGTACGGCATGGACAAACTCGATACGAAACCCACTTCGATGAAGTATTGGGGAGATTGCAAGACAGAAGTAGCGCGAGTCTTGAAGACAGGCGGGAAAGCAATCTGTTTCGGCTGGACAAGCATGGGAATCGGGAAGAACAGAGGTTTTGAAATGACCCGTGTGCTCCTTGTACCTCATGGCGGGAGTAAGAACGACACCATTATCACAGTTGAAAACAAGCTCCCCTAGCCACCTCACATAAGAACAAAGACCATGAAAAAAGAACCAATGGCTGAATACAAAGTGCCCGTACACCGCTTAGGTATTCATGCACAACTCGATTCCTACCTAGATTCTCTTGAGAAAGATATTTTCATTGAGGGCCGGAAGTCTGCGATCGAGGAACTTATGCCGCATACCGTACAGTTTCAGAAAGTCGCAAAAGCAATGAAGAAAACTAAGAAATAACCTATGAAATGCCCCATCCACGGAACAGACTGGACGCCAGAGACCCTTCCATGCCCTGATTGTCAGACCACCACCAACCCCTCTACTACTGATTGGGAGAAAGAGTTTGATAGGCTTCCGACAGAGGAAATCGTAGAAAAGCGGGACATGGGAGTGAAAGTACTGCACAAGGTTATTTATAAAGACCAAGCAAAAGACTTCATAGAATCCCTCCTCTCAAGAAAAGAAGAGGAGGTACTTAAAGATGTTATGCAGGCCGTAAATAATAATGCAGGGCAAGAGATTATAGAGATGGGGAATGCTACCGACCCTATCTATGCGGCAAACCATAAGGGCTATATGACCTGTATCGAACACACCGAAGTTATCCTGCGAAAGCGCCTCGAAGCTGCCACCCACCCAAAGCGATAGATATGAACGTATACCTTTACTTTTCCATAATGCTAGTACTGTTTCTGTTTGGACTCGCGCAATTAATGGAAGTGGGAGCCATTTAACCCAGCAAATAAGCCATGAACACTAAGAAAGATTGTTGCGAGAAGCCAAGGAAGACTCTTTCTATTTCTACGCGTAAGGGGCGGAGGCTCATATGCAATAGCTGCGGTGCGCCTTGGCCGAAAGAGGATCGCGACGCAGACAGTACGAAGATCTGTAAAGATAAGTGCCAGGAAAAGGAATGCAATCTCTCGGAAGGACACCCAGGTCTCCACGTTTCTGAGGATAAAGAACCTTTCAGCGATACCTCATCCACGACAAGCTATGATGACCAATACCTAAAAGAATCCGTAGAAACTATAGGTATACACCTCCCGTACTTCACTGAGAAGACTCTCTCAGAGTTCAGGGAGAACCTCTGCGAAAAATGGTTCGACCTACAGAAGTACAAAAGAGGAGAGTATGACGAAGAAATGTGTGCCTGGCTCTCCTCTAAGCTATACGAAGCACCTTCTCGCCAAGAACTAATAGAAGCAAACACCCAAGGATTTGAGGACGGAAAGAAGAACGAACGATCCCGCATCATCAACCTCATAGAGGGCAAACTTAACGACCCGCCAGCAGAGAGCATAGACCACACAGACGGATATATGACTGCCCTCGACTCTCTCCTGGAAGAGATAGGTGATTTTCCCGGAGAAAATGAGTAAACAAACCACATAAATGCCCTACCAGTTCAACAAACCAGAAGAGATAGAAGGACTCGACGTTCCCATGATCGATCCTGCAAAGATACCGAAAGGAATGGTCCAAGAATGGGATACACACACGAAAGCCTGGCGACTAATACCCTCACGAACATGGAATGCACCCTCTGTACCACCCGTTGCGGCCTAGAAAGCCAACCAGCCGCCTATATCTACGGGAAGCATATTCTCTGCGAAAAATGCCTCAAGAACACAGACCCAGACTGGTATCAGACGATCCTCGCCGCATCCCAGGAAGCAAGGGCATTCAGAAATAGACAGAAACTCGCGGAACGAAGCATGAAAGACATGGCATCTTCACGCATCCTTGCCTATGGACGAAATAAAGACACAGACTTACAATAAATCTATGAACCCGAACACAGCAAAGAACGCATTAGTATTTCTTTCCCGCGTAGATCTAAAAGGCGCGGAAGTAACTCCCTTCCAGGAAGTAGTACAAGCACTAAACGCTTTCACCGAAGAAACACTCACCATGACTGCCCCGGAAGAGGAGACCACTACCAGCACAACCCCCACAGACAATGCCTAACCCGATCAAAAAGATCGTCGCCGTAAAAAAGCGCGCAGAAACAAAGCTCCAGGGCATCGGTGCAAAAGCCGCAAAGAGCTACTCAACAGCCGTAAAGAAGGCAAGAAGCACCCCAAAGTACAAGAAAGCCCAGGAACGAGCACGGTACGAAGGAAGAATGTAGCCATGGAATTAGATTTGCACTGCATGAAGATACTCGGCCAGCTCCAAGCTGGAGATATTTCCTTTGCAGAGGCAGATACTCTCATGCGGATACACGGAGACCAGCTTCTTGCTAAGATATTTGAGAACGGATTTACTGCTACATACACAGCAGAAGATGTTAAGAACTGGACAGGAAGCACTGGTGTTGCATAGTATATGGAAAATACTGAAAATCAGGATAAGAAACAGGAAAGAACCTATGACTGGCTAAAAGGCTACCAGTTTCAGAAGGGACAGTCAGGAAACCCAAACGGCAGGCCGCCAGGCAAGTCTCTCAAGACTTTCGCGCGGGAATACCTAGAATCTCTACCAGACGAAGAGAAGATAGAATACCTAAAGACTCTACCAACAGAGATCGTATGGAAGATGGCGGAAGGTAATCCTGCAACCAATGCAGACATAACCTCAGGAGGAGTCCCAATCACGGTAAACGTAATGAACTATAAGCCTGATGGAGATACAGCTTCCATATAACTTCGAGCCAAGACCGTACCAGCTTCCACTCTTGGAGGCATTTGATAGTGGTATAGATAGGCTTCTACAGCTCTGGCACCGCCGCAGCGGCAAGGACAAGCTTGATCTGAACATCGTAGCGAGGGAAATGCAGCGCGTGGTAGGCAACTATTACTACCTGTATCCTACCTACGCCCAGGGGAAGAAAGCCCTTTGGGAAGGTATCGGTAAGGACGGATTCCGCTACATAAACCATTTCCCCAAGGAACTCCTCGATGGAGACCCGAACAATAGCGAGATGAAGATACGCTATAAGAATGGCTCCCTGTTCCAGGTAGTGGGTACAGATGATATTGATCGGCTCGTGGGAACGAACCCGAGAGGCTGCGTATTCTCAGAGTATTCCCTGCAAAACCCTAAGGCATGGGACTTCATCCGTCCTATTCTCCGCGAAAATGGTGGCTGGGCTATCTTCAACTACACTCCGCGCGGGAAGAACCACGGGTACGATATGTACGAAATGGCCTTGAAGAACCCCAAGTGGTTCGTGTCCAAGCTTACTGTTGCAGATACTAACGTCCTCACTGAACAGGATATTCAGGAAGAGCGGGAAGCGGGGATGACCGAGGACATGATTCAGCAGGAGTTCTATTGTTCCTTTACGGCAGCGATCATGGGCTCTTATTACTGGGAACAATACGATGCAGCAGAGAAAGCAGGGCGATTTGGGAACGTACCCTACGATCCTATGCTCCCGGTGTATACCGTGTGGGACTTGGGTGTTGCAGATGCTATGGCTATAGGTTTCTACCAGGTTTCTGGTCAAGAAGTGCGCAAGATAGACTATGAGGAACACACGGGCCAGGGCTTTCCCTTCTTCGTGAAGCTTTTACAGGAGAAACCCTACGTATACGGCAAGCATTTCGCACCACACGATATCAAAGTACGAGAGATGGGTTCAGGCAAATCTCGTCTGGAGGTAGCAAAAGAGCTTGGACTACACTTTGAGGTGGTGAAACAGATAGGTGTACAGGACGGAATAGATGCTGCTCGTGCCTTGTTCAGCAAGCTCTGGGTAGACGCAGATAAGTGTAAGGACTGGCTCAAGCTCATTCCTCAATACACGAAGGAGTGGGACGAGGACAAGAAGATGTTCAAGGACAAGCCGCTTCACGACTGGACCTCGCATGGAGCAGACGAGTACCGCTACGCTGCCATAGCTATAGATGAAATGTTCCCAGGACTCAAGTACGCGCATACGTTCTACGCACAGTCAGCAATGCCTCGAAACAACCTCGACCCACTCGCTTCCTCTGGCATGAGCGCACCTGAACTCACTGATAAGCCAAGAGCACAAGCCTATGTCCACGTGCCTAACTTGTAATCTGTACACACATGGTATTATCAACCCATTACCGGCACTGGCATGTCTACTTTAGCCAATGTCCATAGTCTCAAAGCCTAGCGAGATAATCTCCACGAATGGCGAGAAACGAGTGCAAGCAGTCCTACTCCGCACCGCAACAAACGAACGCGGGGAAATCACCGACGAGATAGCAGACTACAACCCTACTGAGGAAGAGAATGCGGTACGGGCAATGATTCTCAAGCACTTCACCCTGGGTACAACCAATATGTACACCCCGAGGGTGGAGTTCAATGACCTCTCTCTCGTAGGCCGCGACCAGTATGATGCAATGGGCTTCAATACCTACCAGCCAAACAACGGCGAGGCATGGGAAGGAGCACCGCAGAGCGCATGGAGGTCCAGAGCCCTGCGTCCTGTAGTGCGTAACAAGTGTATGAGTATCGCTGCGCACGCTACCGCACGGCTCATATTTCCAAAGGTATTTGCATTCAATGAGAACTCTGACGAGCAACGGGAAGCTGCCGAGGTGATCGAGGACCTCATGGAGTGGTCAGGAGATATCTCCGACTACCCCTACACCGCCCTCATGCGTGTTATACAGGCCATGTCCTCGCCTGCTTCTATCGGCTATACGGAGTACGGAGAAGTCACGCGCCTCGTAAAGACCCATAAGGACGAGTCGGGCAAGTGGGTAGAACAGCGCGTACGAGACGAGGCGTACCCGTGCTTCATGGACGCCGTAGTTCCCGTATCTCAGTTCTACATACAGAACTTCTACGAGCCGGATATTCAGAAGCAGGGATGGGTCATTTGGCGTAAGGTCTACGCATTCTCGGAGGCTCAGGTGAAATACAACGGTATCTATGAGAACTTCAAGTACGTCCGGCCTGGCGTACAGACTATCTACGACGACGCAAACCGTACGTTCTACTACGTGTACGACCCAAACATGCGCCAGGAGGACATCGAGGAGGTTATCTACTGGAACAAGAACCTCGACCTGAAGATAATCCTGGTAAACGGCGTGATGCTCACGAGCCACGACAACCCTAACCCGAGGCAGGATAAGCTCTACCCATTCGACAAATTCGGCTACGAGCCAATCAATGAGCGATTCTTCTACTACAAGAGCCTCGCTTTCAAGCTCCAACATGATGCAGAGATCGTTAATACGCTATATCAGATGGTTATTGACGGAACCTACCTCTCCATCTTTAAGCCTATGGTCAATGTGGGTGGGGAAATCATTGCGTCCGACGTTATTGTTCCAGGTGCCGTTACCACGCTTTCTAGTCCAGATGCTGACCTTCGAGCGATTAACGTTGGCTCGGACCTCAGGAGCGGTCTCGAAACACTCTCGGTAGTAGAGAAGTCCATCAACGAAAGCTCTCAAGAACCGCTTCAGTCAGGCGTCGCGGAGTCGTCCGGCACTACGGCCTTTGAGATTTCCCGTCTCGAGCAGAACGCGAACACAGTCCTTGGTCTTTTCCTTCAGATGATCGCCAAGCACGTGAAGGACTTCGGACGTCTTCGCCTCGGAGATATCATCCAGTACCTCACTCTCCCAGAGGTTGTCGAGATTACCGGAAACCCGGAGACCGCGTACAAGTCCTTCTTCCTCAAGGGTGCTACTGAGTCGGGAGACAAGAACAAGAAGATACAGTTCGACAAGGATTTGCCGGACGAAATGACTGAGGATGAGTACATGGACCGCTCGTTCGCCCTCCTGGACGAAGAGGACGAGAAGGATATGACTATCACTAAGGTAAATCCTAGCCTCTTCAGGAACCTCAAGTACATGATTACAGTCTCGCCGGACATCATGAACCCTAGAAGCAAGGACCTTGAGAGAGCATTCGACCTCGAACTCTTTGATCGCCTCGTGCAGATGCCGAACTCTGATCAGGAAGAGGCACTCAAGCTCCTTCTCTCTACGAACCCGAAAACTTCAAAGGATATGGACAAGTACATCGGTGAGATGCCAGAGGAAACACCTCCCGGCACCGTTCCGGGCATGCCTCAGGCGGGAAACAGTCCCCTCGCTGCGATGGGCGGGCAGTCTTCGATGTCCACGCCAGCGGGACAAACTGCTATGGCCAGCCTCGGGAAGTAGTGTGATAATCAACCTAAGCTAACAAACATACATGGCACTCTACTACTCAAAGTGGCTCTCACTCCCTATTCATCTCAGACACGAGATCGCCAATCATTTCGGCATAAAGAAGTCTGGCCCTACTCACGTGGACACCGACCGTATCGTTTCTGACGGATATTCTGTAGAAGCGGTGGAAATGGCGCTCAACGCTGATAACCTCCGCGCATTCCTCGACACATCCGAGACTGATGAAGAGGTGCTCTGGGACCTGTTCGTACACAAGGATGACGTAGCGCCCTTAGAAGCTCCTGTAGAACCAGCACCAACTCCTGAGCCGGGAACCGTAGAGGAGTCAAACGCAAAGCCTGAGAAGGTGAAGCTTGAAGTTCCTCCTGCGAAAGTCGTAAAGAAAGTTACTAAGAAGACTAAATAAACTGGCATGTCCAAAGAAAAGAAGGTAGAGCGTACAAAGGAAGAGATTGCCCGCGAAATGGAAGTACAGAGGAAGGGGAAGATTGTGGTAAACACTTTCTACCCGGCCCTCGTAAACGCCACGGTATCCGTAGACGAGGCCAAGATGCTCGTTCGCGCCATCGCTACACTCATGATGGAGGAGGTTATGAAGACCATGAAGGAGCGCAAGTTCGGGGAAATAACACCGCAGCTCCTCAAAGTACTCACTACTGATGGCGAGCGCGTAGATGAAATCAAGGAACTCCTCGCCACTCTGGAGGACGAATCTCTCTTCGTTTCACGTGAAATCATTGAGGGCATGAACAATGCAATCGAGCAGATGGTACAGGACGACCTCAAGGTAAAGAAGCTCTCGGACTTCACCCCTGACTGGGCCCGTATGTTGAACAAGTAGTATGGCTGGACTCAAGGTTGAAGAAAGTATCGTCAGAAACCTCGAAAACTATGACATGAACAAGTTTCACGCCGTAGCGATAGACCGGAATACAGGGAAGCTAGTCGAAATGATCAATGTACACACAGGAGAGCACCGAGTCATCACTATGGGTTCGCTTATAAAGCTTATCCTAAAGACATGGATTACGAAGTAGAATACGTACCAGACGCAGAGTACGCTGAGTACGTTCGCTCTCAGAAGGCAAAGGAGATGATCGTTATAGAGGGGAAGAATCGTTGGCTCGTTACTAAAGAGGACGATACGAAAGTCGTTGTCCGCCCAGAATCAAGCAAATAGACCATGAATACTGGCATTTTAAGGAAAGTACTCGAAGAATTAGAGAAAGATAACCCACGCCTGGACTATATTCGTGGCATGGTTGAAACGTTGGTGGAGATGCAAGTTCCAACCCAAGCAGTCCCGAGTAGTCTAGTGGTAGTGACGCCAGGTTCTGGCCCTGGAGACGGAGGTTCGACCCCTTCCTCGGGAGCAGATGAAGCTGCAATCCTCGATGGGCAGGCCCGTGCCGCAATAGACCGTGTAAAAGCCCTAGCCGCAGAGAGCAATGTCGAATAACGTACTCAAATGGCTCGCACAAACACCTGCTTTCAAGTGGGCATATCGTCTTGGTGGTATAGATTCCTTCCCGCTCGCTTCTAAGGACATCTGGGAGACGATGGAGGACGAGGTAGACAAGCGTGCAGAGTTGCTTTCGCAGCGAAAACTGAACGAATTACTCTCCGTAGTAGATACAAGGGCTGTCGTGTCGCTCGATGCGAGGCGCGGCATGGTGTTTATCGGCGGGGAACAGGCAGATGAGTCCAGGCTGCAAGCCCTCAAGGCCGAAGCAGAGTACTTTATCGGCTCAGACCTATGGAAAATACTCTATGAGACACCTAAATCTCTTGCAGAGAAGGCAATGTTCATATCGGGGGAATCGGTGGACGATCTGCGTAAGGGACGCACGATCCTATACACGCTCTCGACGCAGAAGAACATCATCGAAACCTTCCTGTCCTTCACGAAGAAGTAGAGTTGTCCACGTGCTTCCTTGCTAAGTGCAAGACAGTCGTTATAATTCACGTGTAGTTCATTAACAACATCACTGGCAGATGCTGGAGCGATTGCTTTGGCGTCTAATGGAGTATTCCCCGCCAGTGGAATGCGATATTCGACGTCCAATCAATCTCTTCTAGCGAAGAGATTTTTTATTTCTCACAAAGGACATTCGCGCTCCTCACAAACGAACTGAAAACATGGAAATAGAAACCCCCGCAACTGAAACAATCGCTGAGACCATTGCACCTCAGGAAACACCAGAGCAAGACGACGCAGAGGACCGTATTGCGGCTCTCGAAGCCGAGAAGGCAGCCATCTTGGAACGCGAAAGCAACTACAAGCAGGCCTACCTCAAGGAGTTCGAGAAGAACCGCGCGATCCCTGAGAACGAATCAGACGAAGACCGAATCCGCCGTATCACCCGTGAGGAACTTGCTGCAAAGGAAGTCGCCACGATCGACACGGAGAAGGAGGAACTTCTAAAGAAGCTTGCGAAGGAAAACAAGGAACTCAAGCTCGCCCAGATGAACAAGACCGGAGCGCCTCCCGCCTCCGTCGGAACTCACAGCGAAGGGACTCCTGTTACCGATACTCTCGTAACTCCTGACCAGATGGCAATCTTCAAGTCGAAGGGCTGGTCTGACCAGGACATCGAGCGGTACAAGCAGAACCTTCTAAAGAACACCCGATAGTCTTTTCACGAGGGCAGCTACTTAGCTAGCTTAACCCTCTATACTCATGGCCCTAGGAGATATCACAATTCTCGACCAGTCAACAATGGCTGGTATCGGTGCACGCGAGTACCAGGTAGCCGCTTCTTCGACACTCATCTACGCAGGTGAGCCGACGACGAAGGCCCTCGGTGCCGCAGTCGTCACCCCAATGGCTACGAACAAGCCAGTAGTCGCAACCGACTTCTCGGCTGGTATCGCAGCAACGACCTCTACTAACACTGCTTCCGTAGCAGGAAAGGTATGGGTCTACCCACTCGTTCCAGGCGTTACCTACCTCATCGCACCTAATTCGGCGGCTGCTTTCGACACGCAGGCTGAGTACGACGCTCTCGTAGGAGATCGCGTGCTCTTCGACCTCACGACCGGCGTCTACACTATCCTCGCAACGGATGGCGCTACTTCTGGTCTCGTTATCGAGCAGCTCGATGTTGCTAAGTACCCAGGCAAGGTTGCCTTCTCTATCCGCAACGGTGTCTCGTACCTCACCTAATTACTAAGCAGTAAAATACTATGTTCACAGAAGCACAGAACTTCTCGATAGTTCAGACAGAGCTGGATCGCGTGTTCTTCCAGATGTTTGACTACACGAGCACCTTCCCAGGCGTAGCACGTGCGACGACCGGCGAAATCTTCAAGCCGCAGGAGACCACCCATGCTGCATGGATTCAGTCCATCAACAAGGGTTCTGGCCTCTTCCCTGCTATCGGAGAGACCGCGACCGTACCACTTTCTACCCCTCACGTTACCAACAAGCAGACCACGCAGGTTCTCACCTTCGCTCAGGGTATCGACATCTCGAAGCAGCTCTTCGATAGACCAATGAAGTCTCCCTACGCTAAATACGTAGGACAGCACGTTATTGTCGAAGACTAGGTGCTGCGCCCATTGTGGCTTCAGCCTAGACTAAACTGGGATAAACGGGGAAACTTCTGAAAAGGACAATCCCGTAGCAAGCAGTAGGGTTAAAATCCACTGAAGCTCGAACGACTAGAAGGTGAACCTCTTAATTGAGAACATAATCCTTCCACGAAACCCCGGCACCGAAAGGTGAAGATATAGTCTGAACATTGAAAAGAGAATACGGATGTGCTACGATAACAGTATGGTTATCGTCAAATGCATAAAGTGTAGAGAAGAGAAGTCAGAGTCCGACTTTAGGTTCTGGCGCGGGAAAAGAAACAAGTGGTGTACGGAATGCAGAGAAAGAAACAACACTTGGTACGCGCAAGACAAAGACGGACGAAGGACAAAAGCAAAACTCTACTACCAGCGAACAAAACATAATGTCGCTCGGTATCGTTCAGATTTGCGTCTTGATAGGAAATACAACCTGACAAGACAAGAATGGGACGATATGTTTGCAGAACAAAAAGGATTCTGTGGAATCTGCGGGGAATACATGAAAAGCCCTGTAGTAGACCACAATCATCAGACCGGTGAAGTCAGAGGATTGCTCCACCAGAGATGCAACCTAAGACTAGAGGCCATAGAAGATGAAGAGTTCAAGATAAAAGCACAAGCCTATCTCGATTCAATGAAATAGAGGATAAAGAGCCTCTATAGAAACAAAAAGGATAACATGCACGGCGTTTGGGCAGAGGACGTCCGCGACTTCGCTCAGAAGGCACTCGACACGCAGGACTACACTGCATTCGGTCTCTTCCGCAACGGATTCACGACTGCTCTCACGGCTGACGGCGTATCCATCTTCAACTCTGCTCACCCTCTCATCGGAGGCGGCACGCAGTCGAACACGGGCACCGCAGCTCTCACGCCTACGTCCCTGAACACTGCCATCGTTAACCTGATGGAGCAGAAGGACCAGTCGGCAGTTATCCGTGGTTCCAGCCCAGCAGTACTCCTCGTACCACCGGCCCTCTGGAAGCACGCTCGTGAGATCACCGATTCCGCGCTCATCGCTGATTCCGGCAACAACAACGTGAACGTGTACCGCTCTGCCCTCGGCATCACGGTCTACACCTCGCATTGGCTCGGCGCAGTTGCGGGCGGTTCGGATACAGCTTGGTTCCTCCTTGCAAAGCGTCACGGCTTCACCCGTCTCGTTCGCCAGGGTCTCCAGACTGCGCTCACCGACTGGCGCTACAGCAACAACCTTACCTACCGCTACCAGGCTAACTTCCGCGAGAACTACTTCTGCGCTGATTACGCAGGTAGCTACGGTTCCACAGGAGTTGCGTAATAGCTTAATCCTACGATTATGGCTATCTTCCCAACGACATTCCCCACTCCTCTAAACGCTACATGTACTCTCCTCCTCGGAGACGAGGCAGGTCTTGCGGTTATTGCTGAGTGTACGGGTACGCCGCCAACGACAGCTAACGTCTTCCAGGTTGGTTGTTCTATCACCAGGACTGACGCTGGAGTTGGTGACACAGTGGTATTCACCAACATTGGTACTGCCGCCGCGCCAGTATGGGGCTCTAGCCAGCTAGAAGAGACGGTCAACCTGACTGCTGCACAGCTTATTGCCATGTACGCTACTCCGGTAGCGGTGGTCGCACCTGTCGCGGGCAAGGCTATCTTCGTAGATAGCGTTGACTTCGTGATGACGCGTACATCGACTGCCTTCACGGGTGGTGGCGTGGTAGCAGTACAGTACGACAGCACCGCGAATGGTGCCGGTACAGCAACCACAGCAACTATTGCCGCTACGGTGGTGACTGGTGCTGCGGGTACAACGTACACGTACCGTATTCCGGTTGTTCAGTCAGACATCGCCTCGGCTTCTATCGCAAATATCGGACTCTATATCTCTAACCAGACCGCTGCTTTTGCAGCAGGTACAGGTACTGCGGTATTGAAGGTCCGGTATCATCTAGCCTAGTTGGTTTCCCCCTCGCCGGATTACCTTCCCCAGTCCGGCGAGATGGGCAACTAACTCAACACCTATGGCACTCATCCAGCAATTCACCCCTAAATACATAGCGACAGCCACAACGACAGTTGTCGTAACGAGCGGGAACACGATTCTTCACACGGTCGTGTGTCCGATCGCCCTTACCGGAACCGCAACGTTCCAGAGCACCGAATCCTCGCCGACGACTTACTTTGTGCTCCCTATCGGCTCTATCGGTTCCTTTCAGTTCGATTCGACGTTCCCACTCGGACTCGGGGTTGTAACAAGCGCCGCAGACAAGCTCATCGTCACGACTCAGACGCCCTAACGTATGGCCTATAACGTCCTAACACTCAAGAACGACCTCCAAGGAGCTCTTCACGGGACGACACTAAACCAGATAACCAACCTGGACGGCCTTATTGATCGCTCTGGTCGCACCCTTCTCGCTGACGTAGACCCGCAAGAGACCAAGAGAACTCTGGAATTCGTCGCACCTATCTACGAGACAGTATTTGACTACCCCATCGCTACTGACGTAAAGGGGAATAAGATTATTGATATCTTCCCTCAGGTACAGCGTCTTCCAAGAGATATTTGGTCTCAGGCGTACAACCAGGCGTTCGACATCGCCAAGCAGAACGTCTTTGCCTCGGCCAACATGTTCACGATGAACTTCAATACAGGATTGAAGTCTGTCCGTATAAACGCTCCCTATCTGAACGCGCCTATCGTGGTCAACCAGATAGAAGCATTGGGAACGAATGGGACATGGGCAGCGGGCGGAACCGCTACGGACCTGGCGGTAAACAACACCAACTACGTGCAGGGTTCGGGCTCTCTCCAGTTCAACTCCACAACTGGAGCTGCGTACTTGGAGAACTCAACTATGAGCGCCCAGGACCTCTCGAACGTAGAGAACCAGGCATCCTTCTTCGTATGGGTATATGTGCCCACAGGAGCCTCTCTGACGTCCGTAGAGCTGCGTGTAGGGTCGTCCTCGACAGATTATTGGTCTAAGACCGTAACGCTCAACCAGGAGGGAAATTCCTGGGTTAATGGGTGGAACCAGTGCCAGTTTATCTGGTCTGAAATGTCTTCGACTGGAACACCGGACTCGACGGAAGTAGATTACGCACGGATCACGCTCAACACGACTGCGACACTCACCGGAAACCTCCTAAATGGCCTTGATTGTATCCTCGGAACGGTACTTTCCTACTCCTACTACTCGAAGTACCTATTCCGGGACTCGACTACGGGTGCATTCCAGGAAAACGTTACGGATGATAGCAACATCATCAACTTGGACACCGATTCGTATAACCTTTTGTTCGCGCAACTTGTGTATCTTGCCGCGCAGCAGCAACAGGGCCGCGATGCGACGTACGATTCGTCCTTCTTCAAGGGGGAATACGATAAAGCACTCGCACGGTACATGGCTCTCTACAAATCAGAGGTTCAGAAGCCGCAGAGTGTCTATTACTACCAGCCTAACAAGTCCTATCGGAACTATCTTGGTCCGCGATGGGGCAGCTAATACCATGAAAATGATGACTATGAAGGATTGGGAAAAGAGTGCGGCTGACCGAAAGGCAGATAAGGCCGGGAAGCACGGGAAAGAGGGCTCGAAGAAGGATCTTGCTGCCGATAAGAAGGGTCTGGCAAAAGCGAACAGTAAGATCAAGACAACCGGTACCTTCAAGGGAAAGAGCAACAAGCTCGGTGGAGGCGGACGCTTCGCACAGCTCGCTGAGAAGGCTGGTGGAGGCAAGAAGGGGGCTGCTATCGCCGCTGCGGTAGGCAGGGCCAAGTACGGGGCGAAGAAGATGGGTTCTATGGCAGCTAAGGGTCGAAAGAAGGCATGAAACCCGTAGAAAAGCCGTATTTCGCGGCGAAAAAGGCACTCAAAGTGCGCGGGAAAGCAGAACCAGGGGACCTTATAAAGAAAGCGAAGACCCTCTCAAAAGAAGAATTAGCAATCAGAGGACTCGTATAACAGACAATATATGAACAATGTCGCAAAAGTAGCCAAGCCAGCGTCAGTAAATCGGACAATCAACAAGGTTGTCGTGAAGAAAGCCATGCCGCGTCCAGTCAACGTCACCGTTAACAAGATGCCAACAAGGGTAAAGCTTCGTAAGTTCAAGACCACGCTTCCGATGAAGAAGATGTCTGCACCGAAGAAGATGCCAGTAGGTATCCGCACTAGAAAGGTCTAACAAACAACCATGAGCACAAGAACTATCATCAACTCGATGATTCAGGGAAAGGGAAAGAGTAATGCGGCGATCAACAAGGCGTTCGACAACGCAAACGAAGTCGTAGCAAAGAAGCAGGGTGAACCGAAAGTAAAGACGCCGAAGAAGTAACAATGGCTGACCCGCGCTCCACGAAGGAAAACACAAAGAGCAACGAGTTCTCTCTCGTTGACTCTTTCAAGTGGGGCTATAGGAACCGTGAGGACGTAACAAACCTCCCCCCCGGCGTTCTTATTGTGGGCTCAAAGAACGTTCTCACGAACATATCAGACCGTGTGCAGATTCGTCAGGGATACCGTCTAGACGGGGCAGTATCATCTGTAGCCGCTCCTGTAGCTAATTCATTCGATTGGCTCACCAGGGGAAACGGAGCACGGAACGTACGTGTCGGAGGTCTTACCTCAGCCGGAAACGATGGAAGTCTCCAGTACCGGTATGTAGACAGTGCAGGAGCAGTGTCGTGGAGAGACCTCGCCACGGGCCTTACGACCGTGGCGTACAACTTCACGACCTTCTGGAACACCACAGAGAGTCTACGCGAAATGCTCTATGTGAATGGCACATCAAACATCTTCAAATGGAATGGAGCAATTACTGAGCTTTTATCTTCAACGGCAAATACCCTGACCAAAGCAGGAGATACGTGGCTTGATACTGGGTTCTATGCGTCTGGGAATAAAGTAGTGGTCATAAACGGAACGTCCTACACCTACACGGGTGGTGAAAACACTACGACGCTTACAGGGGTAACACCAAGTCCTATCGCGGAACCCGTTGGCTCTGTAGTACACCAGGCCCCTGTAACGGTGGCGAACAGCACCATGACGGGTATCCCCGCAACGTTCACGAACGGGCTCATCAAGGTACTCAACAACCAGCTCTTCGTCTCGTCTCTCACAAGCCCTACGGTCTACATCTCAAAGGTCAATGTGTTCACCGACTTCAGCCAATCAACCCCTCGACAGGCAGGAGAAGGTGCGACACTCATCTTGGACGCTAACATAGTGGCATTCGAGCCGCAGGAGAAGAATATGTATGTCTCAGCGGGAGACGATAGGTGGTACGAGGTATCGTTCGAGCTTCAGACCTCTACCGTGGGCGTGACGTACGAGCAGGTGAACGCACTTCCTCTCAAGACTGGAAAGCAGCAGGGCGCACAAAGTCAGGCGTTCGTGTCCCACATGAAGAACGACATCATCGTGCTCACGAACGAGCCTACGGTAGATACGTTCGGACGTGTCGCAGAATCCCTCCAGACCCCGCAGATGACCAACATCTCGGATTCCATAAAGATAGACATGGACCAGTACGACTTCACGGACGGCTCTATCTTCTACTTCCAGTACTACATCTACGTAGCAATCCCTATGGAAGGAATCGTGATCGTCTACAACCTCGCTACGCAGTCATGGGAAGCTCCGCAGGAACTCCCTATCTCCCGTTTCTATATCGTAAACGGGGAACTATACGGCCACTCGTACAACACCTTCGAGAGCTACAAGCTGTTCGACGGCTACGCAGATCGTATCTACACGGGGTTCGATGGCTTCCCTATCCAGGCAGTATGGAAGTTTTCCTACCAGAACTATGGAACCCGATCAGGAAAGAAGAGTGCTACGAAACTCTACACTGAAGGCTATATAAGTCCGAACACTGACCTACAATCCCAGGTAACATACGAGATAGATGGCTGCGCTACGGTAAAAACGTTCGACATAGAAGGAGACGATGCACAGATTGTGTGCATTCCATCAATTATGGGTTCGCTCGGAAAGGTTTCTCTCGGTAAAGAGAAATTGGGGGGTGCTGGGAATACCTCTATAAACGGACTCCCGCCGAAGTTCCGTTCGATAAAGACATTCAGCAACACCGACTTCTTCGAGGTGTCTATCCAATACTCAGTTCTGGGCACTGACAATCGTGCGGAAATCCTGGCATTCGGTCTGGCAGCGTACCCATCTACGCAAGCTCCCGTTTCCATTACACAGTAGAACTTATACAATACAACTATGGCCTTCCTACAAGCTCAGTTACAGCCTTACGCACTCGCAGGCGGCGGCGCAGTGGCCGGAGCCACTTCCATCACGCTCAAGTCATTTCAGACCATTGATGGTGTGGACCTTGCAATGGCTGACTTCGGTTCGATCGGGTATGGCACCCTTGAGCCAGGAAATGGAACGCAGGAGGAGCAGATAAGCTTCACGGGCGTCGTACAGAATAGCAACGGCTCTGCAACCCTTACAGGTGTAAAAACCGTGCTATTCATTAGCCCGTATACGGAAACATCCGGCCTTTCTAAGACCCACGCAGGTTCTACTTCGTTCGTCGTATCGAATACTGCCGGGTTCTATGAGCAGTACGGGCATCTAGAGAACAACGACATCATTGAAGGATATTGGGAAGCGCCGGACCCGCTTTCGGCACAGGGAATTGCTACGAAGAATTACGTAGATAATCTCGTGAACGGTGGCTCTGTCAGCACAAATGCACTTATCGAGGTGGGTACGGCCGGAGAGACGGTGGCCGCTGGAGATGTTGTGTACCTCAAGTCCACAGATGCACGATGGTGGAAGGCGCTCGGCACTACCGCCGCAACAGTTGATGGCGTACCTCTCGGTATCGCTCAAGGAGCAGGAACGGCCGGGCTAACCATAACAGGCGGCGTACTTCGTAGCGGCCTCACTACGAACCTTTCAGGGGGTTCGGTCGGCCTTGCGTACATATCTGATACAGGAACGATTGCCACTTCCGCAGGAACAGTCTCTCGTGTCGTTGGTGTATTCCTTTCTGCAACGACAGCGATCATAGATACCGAGTTCTTTGCTCTTCCTACGACGCTAGAAAAGGCGGCTCTCCCTGGTATTGGCGGTTCTCCTTCTGGCAGCAACAAGTATCTAACGCAGAATCTCGGCGGAAATGTGCAGGTATTTACTTCAGGTGGTACGTGGACAAAGCCAACGAATGCGCGCCTTGTCGAAGTATTCGCTATAGGTGGTGGCGGCGGTGGCGGCGGTGGCCAGTCCGGCGGAAATCCATCTGGCGGAGGTGGTGGTGGAGGCGCGGGAGGTTACTCGCACGTTACACTTAGCGCGGTTCTTACGAGTTCTACCGAGACGGTTACCGTAGGTTCGGGAGGAACAGGTGGGATAGGGGGAACGAGTCTCGCCGGTACGAATGGTACTGCTGGAGGATCGTCTTCATTCGGAACCCTGGTATCTGCAACGGGAGGAGGATTAGGAGTCGGAGGAACGAACAGCGCAGGAACTGCCGGTGCGGCTGGTACTGGCGGCTCCATATCTGGCGTTATAACGAGTGGTGCAGGAGGTGCAGGCGCTACCGCAGGTGCAGGAACCGCCGGTGGCGCAGTTACCTCATATGCCCCTTCAGGTGGTGGTGGCGCTGGCGGTTCAAACAATGCAGCACCTATAAATGCTGGAGCTGCTGGTGGTGCTCGTAGTGGAGCCCTCACAACGGCAGGAGGTACTGCGGGTTCTACTGGAAACGGAGGAGCTGGCGTATCTACTACTGCGAATAGCCCTATCGGTGGTACGGGCGGTGGTGGTGGGGCTGGTCAGTTCGGAGGAACCGTAGGAGGGAACGGGGGCGCTGGAGGTATCTACGGTGGTGGTGGTGGTGGTGGCGGTGGCTGCCAGACCGGAGCAAAGGCAGGTGATGGCGGTGCCGGCGGTAATGGCATAGTCGTCGTAATCACTTATTAGCATGGCGACTGCAAAAAAGAAGGGTGTAAAGGTAGGTGGCGTGCAGATAAGCTCTAAGAGCGCTGCTAAATACGGCTACGATTCGAACGGAAATAAAGTAAGCACCTCCTCTTCGGTTCCCGGAGGTTCTGGAGAAGAAGGAGTGCCCGTCCGCAATGCCCAGCAGGAGAACCCAAACGGGTATTACGGTACGAAAGAGAATCCAAATCCGGGAATAGACGGAAACCCTTCCGCTAAGCTTTTCGGTGGCTCTTCAAAGAACTCACTTGTGGGGGCACCTACCCTTATCTTCCCTCCTGTCCTGTCCTCAAAAGCCGCGCAGACAAAGATAAACACCAAAATAAAGCCTACGCTCGATGAGGCTAAGAAGGGTATCGAAGAGCAACGATCACTCCTAAGGCAGCAGCAGCAGGCCGATGCAGAGGCGGCCGTAACCGGAGAAACAAGCCAGCTCGACAACGCTACCCGCCAGGCAAAGCTCGAAGAGATAAAGCAGAAGACGCTCCTTATCCAGAAGGAGCTTCAGGGTGAGGAGGAAAAACCATTCGCAGGAGAAAAGGGCACGATAACCGACACAGGCCCACAGACTGGACCCGTAGAAACGCCTAAAAGCCCGTTCGACATCGCTGCCGCAACCGAAGAGGACACGAAGGCACTTAATGCCGTAACCGAGGCCTACTACAAGGAAGCAAAGAACGTCTCAAACACTATTAAGAAGATAAGTTCCGGTGCAATAAAACTCTCGGCAGGAGAACAGGCACAGGTAGATGGCCTTTCACAGCAGTACCAGGCTCTCATAGACGAGCAGAAACAGATAAATCAGGGAGCGGTCGGAATAGCGAACGTACGCGGCTACCAGACCGGAGCCGCTGAGTACGACGCAAACTTCCAGGTAAAGACTATCGGGGCAATTGCCACTAAGGGTATACAGAAAGTAGCCGACCTCAGCACTCAGATGGCCTCAGCAGTAGCAGAGCTGGAGTCCAGCTTCAAGAAGGACAAGATAAGCGCCGTAAAAGACGCGTTTGAGGCATACGAAAAGGCCGCAGAAAAGCGCCAGGAAGCTCTTCAGAGCACCATTAAGGCTACGAGTGATGCTATCAAGGAAGCGAGGAAGGCACAGGAAGACCAGCAGAAGGCATACTTCGACCAGGTAACGAAGCCTATAAACGATCTCATCAAGGACGCAGCGAAGGGCGGCGCCTCACCAGAAGTTATAGCGCAAATGCAGCTCTCAGGAGATGTAGGCTCTGCCGCTGCCCTTGCAGGGAACTACCTGCAGACTGGCGCATACGCAGAAATGGTACAGGCATTCCGGTCAGCAGGACTTCCGGCACCTTCTGTAGCACAGTTCTATGCGGATAAGCTCGGAGACCCTGGAGTGGGCGGAGAAGTACCGTTTGACGCAACCATACAAGGTGCAGCAGCCCTCGCTGGTTCTGTTACCGGAGAGAAGAGCGCACTCAAGGACATGCAGAACCTCGCAAAGAGTGGAGACTACAAGTCCCTTCTTACTCGCATGGAGTCTCTCGGCAGGAAGGGCATGGGCGCAGAACAAGGAAAGGACGTATTCGCAGCACAGAACCAAATTAAATCCATCACCGATCTTCAGAAAGTACTTGACGAGTATGAAGCTCATGGTGGTCAACTTGGACCTCTACCTGCAACGTCTAAAGCGCTTTCCCAGAAGCTTGGACAGATGGGTGCTGATCCTAGGTTCACGGAGCTTGCAACTCGCATGACTGCAGCGTTCCAAAAATACCGCCAGGAATTGTCGGGTGCTGCTTTCGGTGCAGCAGAAAGTGCTGCATACCAGAGTGTCCTCCCGACAGGAGAGAAGTCATTTGCGCTCAATAAAGCAGTAATAAACGGTCTCAAAGAATTCCTCAACAACAACGTAAACAACGCTTACACAACTCAATTAGGAGATGGGTACTCGAATCTGAAGGAATATGTAGATAAAGGACTTACACCGCAGGGCGCATATCTTCTAAAGACTGAAGAAGCTGCTCGTGAAAAGGTACGTGAACTTGGAAGCTCAGACCCGACTTTCCGCGCACAAGTGCAGGAGATGATCGTAAATAACCCTGACCTATCGAACTACGACATCCTCGAAGTAATGGGGGTTCCTGTGTCTACTACGAGTGGTCCAGTTTCTATGGGAGGAAACAGGCCACAAAGAAACAACAACCCTGGAAATGTGAAGTCTGGAGGTCTTGCAGATAAGTACGCTGCGAAGAACCCAGACGGTTCCCCGAAGACTGACGAACAAGGACACCTCATATTCGCTACAGCCGATGCAGGTTTGAACGCACTCAAGTCTGACATAAATGCGAAGGTATCCGGCAATAGTCCGGCGGCGCAAGCGAAGCTCGGAAAGCAGGCCGAAACGCTCGCAGAACTAAATATCGTGTATGCAGAAGACCCTAACTGGAAGAACAATGTGGCAGCAGTTCTCGGAGTCTCTCCAAACGCCCGCCTCGCGTCTATTCCAAAGGACAAGCTTATAAACGCAATAATGCAGGCCGAAGGCTACTACGCATAACATGGCTCTCTCTCCCGAAAAAATACAGCAGCTACGGGCTCAATACGGTATCCCTGCACAGGGCTATTCTGTAGATACCGCAAGTGGTACACCGCAGGTAAAGAACCCAACCATGAGTGCTGAACAGCGCATAAAGGACCTGTGGCCTGAACCAACCGCACCGAGACCTCCTCGTCTTGGAGAAGGAATGGCTGGAGAGTTTGGGGCAGGTCTTGTTGGTTCCCTCATAAAGACAGGTTCTACGATCGAAAAAGGTCTCGACCAGACTCTCGGCCGCGGCATAAACATACTTCAAGGAAAGGGAAATGTTCCGACCACTACTGGAGATGAGGCACGGGCATTCGCGGAGAAAGTAACCGACCAGAGCGCAGCGTCTAAAGCAGGAGAGTTTGTAGGAACTGCCGCACAGTATCTCGCAGGACCCGGCGGGGCTGCTAAGGCTCCTACAGCCACAGCAGGACTCCTACCAAAAGTAGGCGCTTTTGCCGCACGCCAAGCTCCAGAGGCAGTAAAAGATGTAGCGATCGGCACCCTCAATACGGGGGATGTCGGGGAAGGTGCTATACAAGGCGCTACAGCTTTTGTCCCCGTGGGTGCAGCACGTGGAGCGGTTGGTATGGCTACCAAGTCAGTAGAGAATGCGGGAAAGAAAGCTCTCAGTGCTATTGCTGACGTAGTAGCTCCCAAGATAACCCCAGTAAAGGGAGCAAAAGACCTTGTATCCGGTGCATCAAAAATGGAGGTTCCAGGGCTTCTCTCTAAAGGAAAGGCATCTTACGAAGCAAACCCGCGTACACAGAAAGTTGTGGACGCTGTTAAGGATGTATGGGATACGGGTGCTGCGACAGTGTCTAAGAACTTCAACAACGTACAAGAAGCAGTAGAAGACACGGCTGAGAACGTAGTCAAGCCATTCCTTAGCCAGAATAAAGTGCCGTTCAACTTCCAGGATTTCCGAGACCGCCTCACGCTTGTAAAGCCAAGCACATCACTTAAGAGCGATAAGGCAGCATTTGAGACATACGGACGAGTACGTGAGGAGATTCTTGACGATGTGGCTAACTTCATTCGCCATCAGGGAGACGTAAATGGTGTAACAGACATGAACGCCCTGTGGGATGCTCGTAAGATTCTCGATGCAAAGATAAATGCGGAGCTGAAGGGTACATTCGGCACTCCTCAGTACACAGGAGCTAAGGCAGCGGCAGCGGATATGCGCCGTGCCTTCAAGGACTTCATCGTAGACAGCATCTCGAACCCCGGACAGGCAGGGACGATGAACAAGTTCTATGACTTCCTTCAGACGGCACGTTCAAAGGGTATAGATATTAGGAATGAGGGAGATGCTATCGAAGCACTCAGGAAGCAGTTTGGTATCAACGACTTCGACGAAGATGTGGCAAAAGCTGCATTCTACAGCGACAAGATGGAGAAGATGAGTCTCATGTACGAAGCCCTTACGAACATGGCTCCTAAGGCTCTCAAGGAAATTGGCAAATCAAGCCCTGAGATATGGCTCAAAGAACACCCGTTCGCAGCTAAGGCACTGGGTCTACTTGGAGGTGGTGCACTCGCTGGCCTCGGTTTCGGAGGTGTACAAGTAGGACTTGGCCGTGAAGGAGGCTCTAATTAAAGAGAAAATACCCACACACGGAGAGTCCTGCACCAAGAAACATGTATCCTAATAGGACTTCAATCATGCCTTCCATATACCACCTAACACTCCGGTTGTCCACGAGACTCCTGTGCAGAAAGGAACCTAGCATTATACAATCTACTTAACTGGCGTTCTCTCTATGAAAAAGTCCGCCCTCAATCTCCTCTCAGAAGACCCGGACATCGCTGCCGTCCTGCAACAGAAGCAGATGGCAAAGATAATGGAAAGCCTCTCGAAACCGGGAGATGTCAGTCCGTTCCTGCTCGCGCTGAAGACCGTATTCCAGGGAGAGGAAGGACACACCCCTATAAAGGGAGTAGATTATTTTACGAAAGAAGAGGTCGCTGCATTCAAAGAGGAGATTTCGCCGGAGAAGTTCAAGGACTACTTCACGGACGAGGAGGTGGAGTGGATTATGGGTAAAGTATATGAGGCGGTTGTCTCGGAGCTTAGAAACGGCCTCAAGAAAGAGCTGACCCCGGTAAAGGGAATAGATTACGATGACGGACTTCCCGGTAAGGACGCTGATCCTGTAGACATAAGGGCACTTACAGGAGCCGTCCTCGCGCACATTCCGAAGTCAAAGGAGATTAACTTCGATGAAATCGTAGGGAAAGCGGTCACGAAATTGGCTCCGAACATGCTCACGGTGGAGGATGTGGTGAAGGAGATAAAGGAAAAGAAGCTCCTCGAACTCAGAGATATCAAGGGTGCCCGTCTCGATTCCCCGTCCAATTCCGGGAAGTTCAACATGAACGACCAGAGATGGCATGGTGCAGGTTCTTCTTCAGGTTCGGGCACAGTCACGAGCGTAGATTCTGGCACCGGACTCACGGGTGGCCCTATCACTACGACGGGAACGATTTCACTCAATGCGGCTTCTCAGGCTTCTCTCGCGCTCGCAGATACGGCCCTTCAGACGGTATCGGTAGACGGAGTGACTATTACGGGAAATGGAACGCCTGGAAACCCTCTGGTGGCTGTTTCTGGCGGTTCGGGGGACGTTACGGGCCCCGCTTCCTCTACGGACAATGCAATCGCCCGCTTCGATGGGACTACGGGGAAAATCATACAGAATAGCGCAGCTACCATCGCTGATACTTCAGGAAATATCACCGCAGGAACCTACAATGGGAACACTATCGGCTCTGGCTCTACCTCTGGTTCAAATACCGGAGATGTGACTTTAGCAGGAGAAAACTACCTCTCTATCGCAGGACAGGTTATCACTGCGACGGCAGTAAATCTGAGCAACACGAATGTAACTGGGAACCTTCCCGTAACAAAGCTCAATAGCGGCACATCGGCATCGTCCTCGACTTTCTGGCGAGGGGATGGTGTGTGGGCCGCGCCTGCGGGTGGTGGAGACGTTGTTGGACCTGCTTCGGCTACTGATAACGCAGTCGCCGTATATGACGGAACTACTGGAAAACTCCTGAAGGACGGGATTATCTATACTTCAGCAGCAACCGCTTCTACGATTGCCGCACGTGATACGAACGCAAATATCTTCGCAAACAACTTCCTCGCTAACGGCACGGCTACTACTTCCGCCGCAGGAACAACCGTACTTACGGCAGCAAGCTCCAGATACCAGCTCCTTACGGGAAGCTCTACCCAGACCTACCAGCTCCCTGACGCAACTACCCTTTCTAGGGGACCATGGTTCGTCTTCAACAATAATTCCTCCGGTGCACTCACGGTTACGAATGCAGGTGGCTCTACGCTCTACACCCTTCCAGCAGGAGCTATCGTCCAGGCTGGCCCTACCAGCGTCTCTACGTCAAACGGCGTATGGGATTTCCACGTATTCGCTCCTGGGACCGTTACGTGGTCATCTGGTGCTCCTGGTCTTATATTTAATACCGCGCTTTCAAGCACGCCGCAGATACAGGCAGGTGCTTCTTCTGCAACAGCTCCTTCCTTCATCCCGCAGCGCGTAGCATCTACTACCGGATTCGGCGGAGACGGAACTAATCTCTTTGCAACCATTGCAGGTACTGCCGCTATGACAATCGCAGCAGCAAAGACAACCGTTCCTAATCTTTTGGTTAGTGGACTTACTGCCTCAGAAATAGTTATCACGGATGCGTCTAAGAACCTCGTATCCGCGTCCGTAGCGACCTACCCGTCCCTTACGGAACTTACCTATCTAAAGGGCGTAACAAGCGCGATACAGACTCAGTTGAACGGCAAACAGGCAACCGGGAACTACATTACCGCTCTTACAGGAGACGTAACAGCCTCCGGTCCTGGCTCTGTTGCAGCCACTCTTGCTACGGTTAACTCAAACGTAGGATCGTTCGGCTCTGCTACCCAGGTAGGAACCTTCACGGTCAATGCTAAAGGACTTACTACTGCCGCCTCAAACGTCACCATAACCCCTGCTGTAGGCTCTATTACGGGCCTTGGAACGGGTGTAGCTACATTCCTTGCTACTCCTTCCTCAGCTAACCTCGCAACGGCAGTTACAGACGAGACTGGTTCAGGTGCACTTGTATTCGGGACAAGCCCAACAATCGCAACACCAACAATCAACGGTGCAACCCTCAACGGGGACGTACAGATAGATGGTACGCCAAACACAGACGACACGTGGAACGGTCCTTCTACCAACACATTCAATGCAGGAGCGACCATCGCACAGTTCGATTTGGTGTACCTATCCTCGTCATCAACGTGGTTACTAACAGACGCAGACGCCGTAGGAACCGCAGGAAGCGTACTAGTCTTCATGGCGGGCGCGGCAGGCACGAACGGAAACCCGCTACGCACAATCATGCCAGGCACCTTTGTACGCAACGACGCCTGGAACTGGACGCCGGGAGTACCGCTCTTCATAGACACCGCAACACCGGGAGGCATGACCGCAACCGCACCAAGCGGAACGGACGACGTAGTACGCATAGTAGGGCACGCAGTAACGGCAGACGTTATCTTCTTCAACCCTTCTAACGATTGGATAACGCGTGTGTAGAGTATGGCAAATGTCTCTTACTTAGTGGTTGCGGGAGGAGGAGGAGGTGGAGGCTCTAATGCCTTTGGTGGAGGAGGCGGAGCCGGAGGCTTTCGTACCGCCTCTGGGTACTCAGTGTCTTCTGGTGTTGGGTATACCGTTACTGTTGGAACAGGGGGCACGGGAGGTGCTGCTAGTGGCGAGAACCCTGGTGGAGACGGTGGGAACTCTGTATTTGACACGATTACCTCAACAGGTGGAGGAGGTGGCGGTACAAACACCGCAGACGGACGTGCAGGAGGCTCTGGCGGTGGAGGAGGAACTGACACAGGAGACGCTGCGGGAGCTGGTACAGGAGGACAAGGTAACAACGGAGGTACTGGTGGTATCTCTTCTGGTACTTCTAGCTCAGGAGGCGGTGGAGGCGCTAGTGCTGTAGGCGGTAACTCAAGTCTTGGTGTTTCCGCAGGTGCGGGAGGTGCGGGTACAGCAAGCTCTATCTCAGGGGCCTCAGTTACCTACGCGGGAGGTGGAGGTGGTGCGGCTGATTCAGCGTCTAACGGAGCAGGAGGAGCGGGTGGAGGCGGAGCGGGTGCTAAGTTCCCTTCAAGTAATGCTGTAGCCGGAACCGCTAACACAGGAGGCGGAGGCGGAGGAGGCGTAGCTACGCGAGCTGGGGCCGCAGGAGGTTCTGGTATCGTCATCATCTCAGCACCTACCGGAACTATTACATCTGCTACGGGTGGGACATTCACTACTTCAGGTGGGAATGATATTTGGACCTTCACAGCGTCAGGAACGTGGACACCAACTATCGTATCCGGTCCTACAACCGTAAAGACATGGGACGGCGTTACTCAGAGCACGGGAATCAATACCTATTTCGGCATAGCGGTAGCGAGCGTAAAGACCGTGAATGGAGCCTCTTAGATATGCAAGGTACTTCTGAAAAACTCACGCTCGAACAGATAAGCAAGGATGTACATGCCTTTGCTAAGCAGTGTGATGATAGAGCAGTGGATGATTTGGCTTTTCAGGCAGAATCACGCGAGACAGATATAAGCATGAAGGACACCCTAACGAGGATAGATAAGCGTTTGGCAGGAATCGAGACGAAGCTTGACCCTGAACACGAGGACTATATTCTCCGCGAAACTAATCAGAAGATGGACCAGCTTTGGGGGCTTTTCCAGGGACTATCCTTCGCGGGAAACGCTATCAAGTACACGGCCGGGGTTGTAGCTGGTTTTAGTGTCATAATAGTGTCACTATTCGCGCTAATACGATACGTAAAATGAGCAACGACGAAAAGATAGAACAGATGATACGTTCCTACCGCTTCACGGTGGTCGTTCTTTCCATAGCTATCGTGCTCATGTTCACGCTCATCGCGTACATCCTGCTCGTCCAGGTCCCAGACGTGATGTACATGACATTAGAAGACTTCCATGCGAACACCGCACTAATCGAAGAACAATGAAAAAGTATAAGCTCGTAAAGAAAGGAACCGGAACCCCGACAGGAAAGACCTTTAAGCTCGTAAAAAGGAAGCCTAAGGGTCCGAAAACACGCGGAAGCAAGTATGTCTGAGATACTGTTTCGTCCGGTAAAGCCACTCAAGGTAAATCAGAACTTCGGCCAGAACGATGCCTGCATCTCTACGGATGGGAAACAGAAGGTAATTACCTGTAATGGAAATAATCCGCCCGCAGGATATAAGTCTCTGTACGGCGCAAAAGGGCATCTTGGCGTAGACCTCTACGCGATACACTCACAGCCCGTATATTGCACCCTGGACGGTGTCGTATACAAGATAGACACAGATTCCCGCTCAGGCCTCGATGTGCGCGTAGAGAGCCTTGTAGGGGGCGAGAAGTACCGTCATATCTACGAGCACCTCCTCGGATACCAGCCGAAGGTAGGAGATTCTATAAAAGCAGGAGAGTTGATCGGCTGGGCAGACAATACGGGCTGGAGCGCAGGAGACCATCTTCACTTCCAGGTAGAGAAACTCATCAACGGAAAGTGGGTGCCAGTAGACCCTATGGCTCTTATGGGCACTATCTACGCGCAGGATATCCGTTCCTGGAAGGAAATTCTTGCCCGGGGTGCGGAGTTGATAGCGGACTTGTTACGAGCAAAAAAATAGTATACTTAATCGTATGTTCACACTGAACTGGGGCGACATCGTGCGAGGACTCGTAGTGGCTATCCTCACGGGAGCTTTCTTAGCTATCGTGAGCATTGTCGGTGCTGATGATTTTGACGTGTTCGTAGCTGATTGGCTTGCGATAGGCAAGACTATGGTAAATGGAGGCTTTGCGGCTTTCATCGGATACATCCTCAAGAACTTCATCACCGGAAGCAATGGCAAGATAGCGGGAGTCCTGTAGACCACACTGAACAGCATCCTGTAGTCCCGCCGCGTGGCGTAAACCAGGTGAGAACTCTGAACGACGGGCGCAAGAAAAGATTAAACTCTCCAACAAAGCTCTACTGCTTCTCATAGGTCTTATCTCCGGCCTTCTGCTCTATCCGGTAATCGCTAGGGCTGTAACCGAAGACACTGGCCGCTATCCCCAGCCTTCCGAAACTATCGGATATGCTTTAGAGGCGCATGGTAGTATAGAAAGTGAGTCGGATACGTCCGCTCTCGACCGATCGCATGTTCCCGCCGACTCTTATGAGAGCAGGCGGGTTTCTGCGTCTGTAGCCTCTAAAACGGCCTCTGTGAGCGCGGTACGGGAAGAAATCGAGGAAGTGTTCGGCGAAGGTCATATCATGCTTGAAATCGCAGAATGTGAGAGCAACTTCCGACAGTTCAAGGAAGATGGGTCAGTCCTTATGGGAGGCGGGGGCGGGAACTATATAGGCGTGTTCCAAATCGGAAGACAGTGGGTTTCTCTTGCGAAAAGTATGGGTATGGACGTATACACCCTTGAAGGGAACGTGGCGTTTGCAAAGTATCTATACGACCAGGAGATTGTGGGGCGTGGACAGGAGCTATACCAACAATGGGAGTGTGCGCTCTATATCTAGAGCTTTCGTCTATTCGCAGCCTGTTCTTTTTGGGTTGCCCAACGACAGTTCTCCTTACAATAGTTCCCGTTTACATCTATTCGGTCAATCGTAGTTTGTATTCCACCGTGTATTTTATGGTGCTGTAGATACGTCTCGTACATATCATCTCGGAACCGCTCGAAAGAATCCCACATAACTGTTATCCCTCTTCCGCCATAGTGGCGAAAGTCTTTATGATTTTTGTTTCCGCATCTTGCGTTCATACCTTGCCAAGTATAGTAGAATTTCGTATCTGCTAGACCATGTGTTCTTGCCGAGGCGTGCAGTTTCTCATCTCTACAATGTTTGGCTTTTCCTGCCTTGAGCGCGTCTCCGCGGGTCAGTGTTGACCTTCCGCAACTACATGTACATGCCCAGTATGTGGCTTGTTTCGTCCCTGCCTTTTGTACAGGCCCACCAACCACAGAAAGTTCACCAAATATCATTCCCATTAGTTCAAGTCTTCTCATTACCACAGTATAACATGGCGACAATGGGAGTGCGCCTTGAAAATATAGGTTATAAACACTAGTACCAGTTGCTTTTCACAGGGAGGTTATATACTGGTCTTGCGGGAGTTTCTCGCCGTTCGTACCAATGCGAATTTCTATGGAGCGAGAACCCAGTTACTCGGGAACCGTTCCTCCCCCATACCCTAGACGAACGGCACAGTCGGGCAAGAACGCCCGGCTTCCGCATTTATATACAACGCAAAAACCCGGACGTATCCGGGCTCTCGCTGAAATTTCGTGACAAGTTGTCGAACAGCTACATACTACACCCCCTTTGACGAAGAAAGCAAGAAGCTAGAGAGCTATCGTTCCCGGCGAGATTAAGTCAATCAGCCACAGATATTCACTTATGCAGAGTTAAGGTTTCATGAAGCGGGTGTATAAGTAATGAGGAGAGAAAGGAACCTTCCCATGAAGAACAATGTCAGCAAGAAATCCCGTATCGGGCAACAACCCTGGTTGAAGCACCTTCCGAAGCCGCATTTCCGGCCGCCCACGCAACTGCCTCTTTTCAAGGGAGGGAGGTGATCACATCACACGAGGCCGCTAGAGCCTGACGATAAACTAAGAAGACCGCTTTCGGGCGGTCTTTCTCTACAGGGACACTCGCCTGGAGGCTAACATGGCCTACGCTTAGGGACAGAATCCTTTCGCCGGGCATACCTAGGATACCTCCAGGAGACTATCCCCGAACTATACGAAATCTTCTTCTAGTTCCCCGTAAGGTATGTGAGATGTGCTCTCCACAGGGGGGATAGCGTCAGCCATACCACCCCCGGACAGCACACCTCCTCTAATCCTAACTCTTCTTAGTGATTATAACTACCTTCTTTTGCCCGGCAAAATTCGCACATCCATCCATTGAACTCGAACTGATAGATACTCTCCATATATATACGCTTATGGAAGCCGAAGAAGCAAAGGATTCTCATATATTCTTAGTATAGGTGTGCAAGAAGCCTAGAAGATAGAACGCGGCCGGCTGTGGTTGCATAGGTGCCTGTATCGGGCGATCAAGAAGATATTCCTCGAATTTCCCGGCGAAATCCTCGAAAGATACAGAAACATCTCCTATAGTGATTTGTTTGTTCATGGTTTAGAGGTTTCTTTAGGTATGTTTTGTTGTTAGTCTTTTTGCCCGCGCACTTTTTCGCACGAGAACATAGCTATAGAAGTGAGCACGTCTTCGAGGAAGGCAACGAAACCAAGGAGTTCCCTTCACGTAATCGCACCAGTGACATTTTTTACCTACCGTATTCATGGCTACCCTTGAGGGTCTTTTAATGAGTACTGCTCCAGTATCTCCTCGAATAATGCTGCGGGAATCCTGGAACGGTCGGCGTAGGTCTTTATGCCTTGCGTGCCAGTAGATGATCCTCTCGGGGCTGCTATATGGTCCTTATTGCCGTTCTTGCACTGTTCGCGCGGTTCCCACCACCAAGCATTGCTCCAAATATCTGTTGGTTTCGCACGAGTGTCCCCATAACGGCAATACCATACCGTCTTCCGTACCCCGCCGTTTTCCCGGAGAAACTCCTCCATGAAGTCGAGTTTCCTCAGCTTCCCACGCGGATTCTCGATGAACCACCACTTCGGGCCTTGCGAACGGATTATTTCCAGTGTCCTCTTAGCCAGCTCTACTCCCAATCGGGCACTATCTGTTTTGGGGGTGTTGTCATGGTTCCAGTTCTTGCCGATCGCCGCGACAGAAAATCCTTCGCACGGCGGGGAAGCCCACATGATATCCGCACGATATGGGAACGTGAACGAATCAAGCACGCTCTGAGTCACCGTAGCCTCGAATACGGGATCATTATCTACCGTGAAGGTCTCATGCCCGGCAGCTTCCATGACCTTCGAGAAAGACTTCGTGCCGCAAAACAGCTCTATGGTCTTCATGTTCCCTCCTCTAGTCGGGTAATGGCTTCGAGGGTTTCTTTTCGGCAATCATTATGTCCCTGTGTGATTCCTTCTGCGCGAACATCTACAACAGCCGGGCCGATACCTCCTCCTATCTTCTTCGGTACACATCCCTTCGCATCCCGTATCCCCTGTAGGTAGGCTTCTTGCATCTTCTCTTTGAGGAATACGATTGCTGAGTCTGCGTCGTATCTACCGAGCGCGGGCTTGGGATTGCTCTTGGCGTCCGTAAAAAGAACCAGGAAGTCTTCCCTCGCCTCTCTTGTAAGTAGTTCTAGGCTCATACTTTCCCCTCGATTATCTCCCCCCAAGGAAGGGTGCTGAACATATCTTCTGTTTCGCGCGGAAACCAAAGCTCAAGGATTCCTGAACCGATCCCGGCAACTATCGCTACTACTGCTAATGCTCCTAGAATGATGAATGTCATGTACGGTGTGGTTAGTGGTACTTAATTACTGTATCAGGGTTTCGCGGCGAAAATGCCGTTATCCCCACATTTCTTACGCGCCCTATTCTCCGGCCCCATGGAGATAACCACACCTGACGCAGAGCCGGAGGACAGGGAGCACAATGGCTCCTGTACGCCCTAAAACGGCACTTCTGAGGCCGTGAAGCCGTCGTCTGCGGTCTTTGGCTCAGGCTTCCAGTCATTGAGCGCAAAGTACCTTTTTGTCTTGTCTTTACTCTCTAGCAGGTCGCAATTTACGTATCCCGCTTCGTTCTTGTGCTCCTGGAGGAAGGCTACAGCGTCCTCTACCTTGATAGATAGTTTGCCCTTCACGAAGTCCGGAACTCCTGGTTTTGGCGCGTCGAAGAAAAATCCCGCAATGAATTTAGTATCAGCCATATGTCTAGTCGTTAAATGGGTTAGTTGTCATGTCTCCTACTCCTGTTGCTTTCTTTCTCGGCATAGCACTCTCCGCATCATCATCCTTTGCCCGTAGTCCCAGAAGGGTTGTAAGGGCATAGCGGCGAAGATACGTTATGTTCGCGCCAAGTTTCTGTGCGTCTGTAGCACCAACGAACGGGAGGAATGAACTGAGCGATGTATCGTCGGACGTGTCGTAGAGTGTCGTTAGAATGCCGTCGCCATGCTGTCCGGTTTCCCCCACCTGAATAATAACCACGTCCATTTCCGCGAGAGGCCCCTGTACCTTGTCTAACACCTCGTTCAAGGTCGTGTAGTCGGATTTGTGGAAGGGATTTTTGGCGTCCTTCTCTACCGTGATCCCCTTCTTCTGGAACTCTAGTAACTTTGCGTAGATCATAGTTATTTCTTCTTAGTAGTAACCTTCGGGTGAATCATATTACTGTTGTGGTTGGTCTAGTAGTGGTATTCGCCGCAAGCACAGTTGCATCCTTCTTTCCGGCAATCTGAGGTACAGGTGTGGTCGCAAGTAAGGGCTTCTGCGAAGGTAGTGATCATGGCGTATAAGTTTTCCTCGCTCATAGCCATGTCTCGGTAGTCGTGCGCGTACGCCTCTACTGTTTTTTGTTCGTGGGACTTTTCCATACACTAATCTACTTTCATTGAAGGGGTTGGTAATTTCATGGTTAGGCTTTTAGTAGATAGTCTTTCTGGGTAATCAAGTCGCGCTTGAGGGCTTCCTTTAGAAGAGGGCCATACTTAAAGTGCTTGAGTACGTTCTTGCCTATTAGATGCTCTTCCTCGTACCACATGTCGTCGATATCCCAGCCTCCTCCACCATACTGAAGGGTTATTCCCTCTTCGGCCCGCTTCTCAATCCACTTCAGGATATTCAGCAAGTGGGAATCTTCTATCTTAGAGAACTCTATCCTATCTCCCTCCTTTGTTTCCCAGTAATACTTCATACGCTAGAAAGTCATTGAGGAACTGGGTAATGTCATGCCTGTTTTACTATGCTGATCCTCTCAAGGAGGTACTCAAGCTCTGCCGTGTCGAGGGTGTTAGAGATTCCGCGAGCTATCGTATCGAGTGTCAGTCTCTCCCGCGCTTCCTCGAAGAAGTCCTCGAACTCGCTAAGGTTGTGAAGTTCCATACTAGTATCCGCGTGCATCCTGGTAATCGAGAAGGTCGAGTCCTCCTGCCGCCTCATCTTCCTTCTGTACTTCGAGCACGGCCCACTTGGAAAGCTCTGTCTGGTGCTTCGCGCTCAATACGTCTGCTACGGACTCGTACCCGAGGTCACGTACGTTGTCGATAACCGCGTGGGCGTCGTCCCATTTTCGCTGCGAAAGAAAGCTGTCAAAATCGGCGAACGCATCTTCTAGGAACCTCGTCTGTTCTGATATGTGAGACATATTACTTAGAGTTAACTCCTAGAAACACTGCACGCTCATCTCCTTTCGGGATTCCTGCATTGTCGAGCGCGGAATGAAGCGCGACGAAGATAGAACTTGCCTGAGAGCCACAGTTCATTTCCTTGTATACCTCTGCCATCTTGAATATATCTTGCGCGAACTTCTGTACGTCAGTCATGGTGTGGTGTTGATTACGTCTATACAGGAAGTATACTCCTGTGTATTTCCCCGTCAAGGCCACCTGTGGACAACGCATACGATAGACAAGTAAACGTAAGGGTATTATAGTTAATCTATGCCTAAAACGAACTACGAGCGTGTAAAGGAAATGCACGACGAAAAAGGGCTCTCCTTCACGGAAATCGGGAAGATACTCGGAATCACGAGACAGCGGGCGCACCAGATTTACCACCGTAAGCACCGCTAATATGGCTGTAACCAAAGCATCAAACCTGGGTAAGGTAGAGACGTTCGAGACGGGACTGTTCCTTGATGAGCTTCTGGGGGGCGGTGCGATGCCATACGGATATATCGTCGAGTTCTTCGGAGAGAAGGATACAGGGAAATCTACCGCCGCTCTTCAGGTCATTGCCGCCGCGCAGAAGAAAGGAGACGCATGTCTGGTGGTAGATACGGAAATTAAGTTCATGCCCCACTATGCTGAGCAGCTTGGCGTGGACACGACAAAGCTCGACGTACTGCATGAGCCTATCGCTGAAAAGTTACTCGACGAGCTGGAAGAGTACATACAGTCCGGGAAGTACAAGGTCATCGTCATGGACTCTATAGGGCAGCTTTCCTCTAGGATCGTCTACGAGAAGGCGGCAGGCGAAAAGCACATCGGTACACAGTCCTCGCTCATAAAGGCCTTCCTCGAGAAGAACACGCACCACATACACTATCGCGGCATCCTCTTCATCGGCATTTCCCACGAACGCAAGACGATGGACTGGGGGAAGATATACAGCCTTGGCGGAAACAAGTGGCACGAGAAGAAGATGGTGAGCGTACGTTTCAAGGACAATGGAGAGCTGTTGAAGCGTGGGGATACGGTAATGGGAAGGACGGTGAGTGTGCGTGTGGAGAAGAACCACCTTTGGGGAACGAAGGGAAAAGAGATGAAGCTCAACCTCATGAACAACACTGGCTTTGCCGTAGGTACAGACCTCGCACAAATCGCGGAACAGAAGGGAGTTATCACGAAGGAGGGTCAGTTCTATATTTTCGCAGGAGAAAAGATAGCTCGCGGGAAGGTGGCATTGATCGAAGCACTGAAGGATGAAGGCCTACGCACAAGAATCAAAGAAGCACTATCAGTGTGAAGTCTGTGACAGGATATATGGCTGGGTGAATTGCCCTGTCGTGCTTTCCGATAAGTTGTGGCGATGTATGGAGTGTGCGTTGTCCACACAAAAGGCTTTCAGAATTTGATTAGTCGGGTGCTATACTTTATAGGTACGGCAAACTTGCGATAGTCGTATGAGTGTGTAGTATAGGAATTACACAAAGGCCATTTTGTGCTGTTCCGAACCGGGCTTAGCCCACTCTGACCTATACCAGAGACGCAAAGTTCGGTACGGCACAAAGCGGCCTTTAATCGTATAGGAGTATGAAAATACTAGAAGCAGTCCGCGCGAAGGTGATAGAGGCAGTGCCTTGTGCAATGTGCGGTGTCCATTGCCTGGAAAGCACTCGGGAGATTTCCCTAGCCGACGTACTAAGGGCGATAGAAGCGACAGGGAATGACCTCAATGGGTTAGTCGTGAGTCCATCAGGATACTTCCTAGAGTATGAAGGGGACTACGATAGTTGCCATACCGAGATAATCAGGACGGTAAAAGTAGAGGGCCTGAAGACCAAACGACCCAGAGCTATCCAGTGGAACCTCGCCCTTCCCCTCGACGAACAGGAGCAGGAGGTTATTGAGTTCTTGGCTAAGATACTTGGTGTATGAGTAAGGAATACACCTACTCGATGCCTCAGAAGTTCATGGACGATCCGAACGTCGCCTTGAAGTGGAAGCTGTACGGGTATCTAAACGGGTTCTGGCTCGCCGGTAAGCCTGTCTATGCCCGGAATGACACTATCGCCAAGCAGTTCGAGAAGAGCGAGCGGGCAGTCCAACTCGCTCTTGGAGAGCTGGAGGAAATGGGACTTATTACTAGAGATATCAAGGGACTATCTCGGTACATACTTCCAGGTGGTCTAAAAGACGAGGGACGAAGCCCAGCTTCACCCCAGGACGAAGCCCAGCTTCGTGGAGGGACGAAGCCCAGCTTCACCATAGTTCATATAGATAATACAGATACTAATACTGGCGCACTCGAAGACGAGCTGCGCGTTGAGAAGGTCTCTGAAGGGAACCCCCCTTCTAGGTTTAAGCCCGCCAAGTATCCGAATGCACGTACAGCCTTTTCGTGGCTGCCGAACCGACAGGACTCCTGGGACGGGAATACTACCCAACTCTCTTGCGGTGAGCTTCTGTTCAAGCGTGGTGAGGATGCTGTTAAGAGTTTCGTCCGGTACGTGAAATCTCACGAAGACGACGATGGGTTCGATTGGATATTCGTGCAGCCGAGCGATTACGAGCGTAAGTGGGAAACGATCAAGGCATATGCAAAAAGAAACAGTTGAAATTCTGCCGCTCTCGGTAGCGGCCACTCTCCAGAAGCAGGACGTATCTCAGAAGATAGAGTCCGGCATCCCGTGCATTGATGATTCTATTGACGGCGGGTTCCGCGAAGGCGACTTCACGATCATCTCGGGCGTTCCGGGAAACGGTAAGACTACCCTTGCGAGAATGTTTACTAAGCATTTCTCAGAGAAAGGTATACCGAGCATCTGGTTCTCTTACGAGATGACGATCCCGGAGCTGTGGGATTCGTTCGAGAAGATGGGCGCCGATGCCTCCCTCATCAGCTACGTGCCTATCGTCATGGAACATGAGTACGACTGGATTCTCGAACACATAGACAAGGCCCGGAAGGAGTTCGGTGTACGCGCAATCTTCATAGACACCATCCGCGACGTCGTGAAGCCGCAGAAGGCGAACGAGAACTACTCCCTGTACGTGGAACAGCTCTGCAAAGACCTCAGAGATTACGCGATCAAGAACAAGATGATGATCTTCGCCATAGCCCACGCTACGAAGACAACCCGCAGCAACACCGAAGAGACAAGTAACGCAGACATCGCGTACTCTAACGGAATCCCTGCAACCGCAACCAACATCTTCCATGTGTGGCGCGGGAAGAAGAAGGATGAGGGCATGACCTACGTGAAGATCGGGAAATCACGAAGAGACGGCACGAAGAAAGACTGGAAGTTCCAGTTCAAGTTCTGGCAGAACCAGCTTATCCCTGTAGATAACAAACGCTATGAAACCCCCGAAGACGAGTTTTAACAGCCTCGTGGTGGAATACCACAAGCTCTACGCGCTCACAAAGAAGCCGGAATACCTCGAAACCGCAGCTACTCTAGGAAAAATCCCCGAGGAGAACTTCGACGAACTCTGGGAAAAGAAAGTAAACGAAGGCTGTATCCGCGAAGGACTACCCCTCCGCTATCCACAGGTCGCCGGAAAAGAGACCCCATTACCCACCACTAAGGACGTAGAATAGATTGTATGGAACTAGATTGTCGTTGTGTGGAGATTTTTGCGCGATTTTCTCGCGGAGAAATATCACGGGAGGAAGCGAAGGAGGAAATGGACCTTCATGGGGATGAAATACTATTCGATATGTTCAATGCAGGATTCTCGACGAAAACATGCGAGCAATCCCCATCACAGTAAAAGAAGCGCGTCCGTGGCTTGAAAAGAAGCACTACGCACACCTTGTGCCTAACATTCTTTACACGTTCGGGCTTGTGATAGATGAAACTCTGGTAGGTGTGTGTACGTTCGGCTCCCCTACTCGTGTCTTCAACAACGGCGGGGCTTTGTTCGACAACAAGTACCCTGTAAAGACGGTGGAACTAAACCGTCTCGTGGTAAACGAAGGCTTACCGAAGAACACACTCTCACAGTTTGTTGCCCTATGCCTAAAGCAACTCCCTAGACCTTGCGCGGTAGTAAGTTACTCCGATCAGAACTTCGGACACCACGGCTATATATACCAAGCACTAAACTTCCTTTACACCGGACATTCTCCGAGAGAACGGCACTACGTGGACGAAACGGGCAAGAAAGTACATTCCCGCACCCTCTCCCATCTTCTAGGTAAAATTTCCCCTGAGAAATATACAGAACACGGATACCGCATGGTGGAAGAGAAAGGAAAGTATCGCTACGTGCTATTTCTCGGCTCGAAAGTAGAGCGCAAGAATATGCGGAAACTTCTCAAATACGAGGTGCTCCCATACCCAAAGGGCGAGAACATACGCTACGAGATGGCACCGTTTGACGTTATCCCCACCCTTATTTGACAACCAAACCGCTTGGGTATAGGATACCTATATAACCAAATCACACATGACTACCTACACCCTCAAGTTTGCAGAGATGACCGGAACACCAGAAGTGATAATCCACGGCTACGAGATAGAAGCAGCAACCGTACAGGAAGCAAACAAGCACATCGAGGCGATTGAAAAGGAACTACGCGCAGAAAACCCAGGCAAGGAAATCTTCTATGACGGAACAACCTCTTAAGAATCCCGCCGCAGTTTCTCTCGGGAAACTTGGCGGAAAATCTACATCCGAAGCAAAGCAAGCAGCAGCTCGTGCAAACGGAAAAAAGGGAGGCCGACCAAAAACAGGGGATAACTCGATGAACCAGCCCACTAAGGACGTATAGTTAAAAAGATATGAAGTATTTAGCGGGCGAATGTGGGCGGCATGGCGGTCATTTCTGGCCCTTCAAGGAAGGAGAGACAGAGATTCCCGAAGGTCGTCTGTGTGAATGCGGGGCAGTAGCTTACAAGAAACAGGAGGTTTGCAAGTGCTGCGGGCAAATAATACCAATGAAATGAATACCGAAATCACCCTCGTAGAAGAACTCATTGAAGAAACAAGAGGTCTCCTGACGCGCGGAAAGGAACTGCTCGTGAAAGTGGCCTATAATCTACATACCTTGCGGGAATCAGGCGAATGGAAGGGAGAATACGAGACCTTCCCGAAATACTGCCAGGAAGTATTCGAGCTTTCTCAGTCCTCTACCAGCAAGTACATGGCAGTAGCGGAGTATTTCTCCGCGAAATTCCTCCCCGAAGACATCGGACCTGTAGCTATGGAGAACCTGTACCTCTCTACGAAACTCCCAGGAAGCCCGGAAGAAAACCTTTCCAAGGCTCGAACCTGGAGCCGGGACGAATTTAAGCAGGAGAAAAACGAAGTAGCACCACATGCCTTTATGAAGGTCTGTTATTGCTCTGTTTGCGGACTATCCGAGGAACGCCACCCTTAATATGCAGAAGTACGAAGGATTTGTCTGGGAAATAGACGGAGAACCGGAGTGGGAAACGGCTTTTCGTAGATTCTGGTTTGGCAAAAAGCACGGAGAAATGCTCTACACAGAAACGCGCGACTTCATAAGAGAAATCCTCTCCCTTCATGGAAAGAAAGACTAGCCAGAATATTTGCGGGATAGAAAACTGCACCGGATGTAAAAACTCCTTCGAGGGAGACACGCGTCATAGGCAAAACCCAATCAGAAAGACCAGCCTCAAGAAAGTCCCTCTAAAGAAAAAGAGAACCCTAGTAGGGTCATCTATCATCTCGAAGGGCAAACGGGCCTCTACGGGCAAATCTAAGCCGAATAAGAAGAAGTCTAAGAGCATCTCTAAGTGGAAGAAAGAGCTGGATAGTATCTTCAGCCTCTATATCCGCACAAGGGACAAGGGACAGTGCTATACCTGCCCGCGAAAAGACGAGATAAAGAAGATGCAAAACGGCCACTTTGTACCGAGACAATACCTCTCAGTACGCTGGGACGAGGTCAATAACCATTGCCAGTGCTACGCGTGCAACATGCTCTACAACGGCCAGCCAGGAGCCTATGCGGTGCGCCTAGAGATAGACTACGGACCCGGCACTGTAGCCCGACTTGAAGGGCAGAGAAAAGAGTTGGTAAGGCTCAAACAAGATTTCTACGAAGCGAAGATAGCGGAATATACGGCCAAGTATAAGGCTCTTTTGGAGGAAGAACCGCTATCCACACCCCCACAGGAATAGTACTTGCACTAAACCTAGCGTTAGGATATATTGAATGTATGGAAACAACCACAACGCAGCTCAAGGGAACCGGCCAGTACAAGAACATAAAGTTTACTCCTAAGAGTGCTTACGAAGCTCGCCTTTTCAAGAAGACCTTTCAGTTCGAAAAGTAATATGAAGTACACCTGCATAAACCCCTTCTGCAAGAAAGAAACAACCGCAGATGTTTACTACACGAACCAAGGCCACTGCTCCAAACCAGAAGAACACCGGAAGTTCTATTGCAACCACCAGTGTTCGGGAGAGTGCCGCCGCGAAGGATGCAACTGTATTTGCGGGGAGTTCCACGAAGCGAGCGTATGACCGACAAGAACCCCGCAGCGGTAGCACTTGGCCGCATAAAAACCGAAAAGAAGGCAACTGCTTCAAGGGAGAATGGAAAGCTCGGCGGAAGACCCAAAAAGATATCCCCAACTCCCTACC